GATAATAGATGATCCTAAAATGGACAAGTCAAGACTTTACGGCTACGATTTACCAAAAGGCACGTGGATGGTTTCTATGAAAATAAACAACGATGAACTCTGGTCTAAAGTTAAGGATGGCTCTTTGAAAGGTCTAAGTATTGAAGGGTACTTTACGGATCGTATGGAAAAGATGTCAGAAAGACAACCAACAGATCAAGAGATACTATCTGCTTTAAATGAGATAATACGTGAAAATCAAACAGAATCAAAGTAATTCTATTATATAATGAACCTAAAAAAGAAATCATGGATATTAAAGAACAAATACTAATAGCTTTAGGGCTAAACAAAGAAAAAGAAATTACATTGGCTTGGCAGTCTAAAAGCGAGGATGGAACTATTTTCGTTTCTACTGCTGAGGAACTAGAATCAGGGGTGGACATATCAGTCCTTACTGAGGATGGCACTACAATACTATTACCAGTTGGCACGTATAAAACTGAGGATGGAGTAAGCTTTCGTGTGGAAACTGAAGGTATTGTTGCTGAAGTAATCGAATCAGAAACTGAGGAGGAGGTTGAAGCATCTGATGAAACTGAATTATCTGATGAAGCTGAGAATACTGAATTAGCTGAGGATGATGAAGCGGCAGTATATGACTGGGCTGGTATGGAGAAACGTATCAAAAACTTAGAGGATGCAGTAGCTGATCTTAAAAGAGACAAGGTAGGTGGAGATGATGATGTTGAGGAAATGTCTGAGGAAGCAGCAGAACCATCTACAAATCCTAAAACTATAAAGACTACTGAGGTAGTTGAATTTTCAGCAGAGGATGAAATTGAAAAATTGAAAGCTGAGAATGAAAAATTAAAAACTGAATTAGCAGAAAGTCCTGCTGATGCACCAGTTAATACTAACAAATTTAGTGCTGATAGACCTGTGTTATCAAGAAAAGATTACAGAAAGCTAGACAGTAGAGCTAAATTTTTACACGATTTAAATAAATAAAAATAATAACTTAAAAACTAAAAAAAATGGCATTTAATGTAACATCAAATTTTGCTGGGAAGGCGGCTGGATTCTACATCTCGGCAGCACTTAAACAAGCAACATCATTAGACTATTTAACAACTATGGAAAATGTTAAGTATAAGTCTAATATTCAAAGAATGGCAGGAAGTACAGTGGTAAGAGATGCTACTTGTGACTTTACTGATCACGGAACTTTAGCTTTAACTGAAAAAGTATTAGAACCTAAGAACCTACAAATCAACATTGACCTTTGTAAGAAAACTTTACTTACATCTTGGGAAGCGTTAGAAATGAGAGCTGGTGCAGGTGCTATGCCACCAGTATCTTTTGAGGACTACGTAATCTCTTATATGGGGGAAATTATAGCACAAGCAACTGAAAACTCTATATGGAGTGGTGTTGCTGCAACTAATGGAGAGTTCGCTGGTTTCTTAGGAACCGCAACTGGTTACCTTCTACCTGGAGTAGATGCAACAGTAATCCAATCATCAGCTTCTGGTGCTTATACAGCAGCTAACATCATAGCTAACTTACAAACTTTAACTGCTGACATGGCAGCTAACATATCTCCTGTATTAAGAAAAGAGGACTTGCATATTTACATGAATGCTAAGACTTACGCTTTCTATGTGTCTGCTGTATCGACTTTAGGATATGTAAACGCTTATAACATGAATGGAGACTATGAGCCTGTATTCGAAGGTTATAAAATTGCAGTTTGTCCTGGGATGGTTGACAACCAAGTGGTAGCGGCAGAAAAGTCTAATTTATTCTTTGGAACTGACTTACTTTCTGATGCAACTAGAATCCAATTAATGGATATGAGTTTATTGGATGGGAGTGACAACGTGAGAGTAGTAGCTAGATATTCTGGAGCTGTTCAGACTGGAGTTGGAGCTGATATTGTTAGACAGTCATAATTAACTTAATTCAAGAAGCAGGGGTGTAAAAACCTCTGCTCCTTTAACCTTAAAAAATAAAATAAAATGGCATGTACAGCACTTACACGAGGTAGAGGACTTGATTGTAATAGAATTAGCGGTGGAGTAAAAAAAATATTTTTCTCAGTATATGATGAGGATGTGTCTTATACTTATGATGGATCAAATCCATTAGAAATTGATGCGATTGATTGGAATGCTACTACGATTTATGAATATGTCATGCCTTTAGGTGTGGCTAGTATTACTGATACTATTACTGGATCTAGAGAAAATGGCACGATTTTTTACACTCCTACAGTAAATATTATACTTAACCGTCTGACTAAAGAGGATCAGAACGAGATTAAGCTATTAGGAAAAAGTAAAGTAAGAATTTTTGCACAATTAAATCAACAACTAGCCAATGGACACGATGTGTTTATTGCATTAGGAATGGCTAATGGATTAGAATTAAATGCAGGAACAATGGATAGCGGAGCAGCATTCGGAGATCGTAATGGTTACACTCTTACCTTTGATGGCCTAGAAGCAATTCCTTTTGCTTTCTTAGAGGACTATACTACAAATCCTTGGGATCAAAGTGGGTTCATCAATGAAGCAGGAACTTTCCCGACAACTTCTTAAAATAATTAGTAGTTTTCATATATTCTTTGATTAGAGGGCTTAATGCCCTCTTTTCTTTTATTCCAAATAAAATCAGCACTTTTCTATTATATAGTAGATGATACAAGCAATCACAGAAACTAACCTGACTACTTACTTACAAACTGAGGATAATCGCATAGATACTTCGGTTGGTTCTGACAAGATTAGGCACTTAGTAAAGTTTAGTAATGACATGGATAAGTCAATTCAATATGCTTATTCTACTGAGCATTTGATCTATGATAGATACACTAAGTTTGTATTTGATTATAGTGCAAGAACTACTGACGTTTATACAGGCAAGATAGACTTTAAACCAGCAGGATATTGGAAATATGAAGTCTATGAGGTAAGCTGGACTGGAGCAGTCGCTATAAGCACAGGAAATGCACCTGTAACAGAGAATGATGTATTACCAGTAGGACCTACTCATGGGGTGGTTCAAGGGCTTGTAACCAAAGGAAAAATGTATGTTGCTGATAAGTCAGGAACTGCACAAGTTCAGTACACTCAAAGGCAAGAGCCAACAGGTGGCACTAACTATATATATTACGGACAATAAAAAACAATTAAAATGATAGAAAACGTACAACAACTATTAACAGAACAACTAGGAAAAAATGGTGGAACAGAAGTCTTTACAACAGCTAACCAAACAAGCAAAGACTGGTACTGCGTTTTCTTTCCTGTTGAAAGTGTTATCTTAACAATAACTGCGGCAGATGCCACAGGAGAATCTGCTCTACATGAAAAGACAATGGCAGCAGGAACTACAATATTTATGAATATAACACAGATACAGCTAACTAGCGGCGTTGGTATAGGTTATCATGAAGGTGTAACTACATAAGCATGAAAGTACTAAAACTAGGGCAAAGCTTGTGTTCATCTAATAATCAGGGAACTTCATTTACTAATGGATATTCTATTGAATTTGATGGTACTGATGACTATTTAAACTTAGGAGATTCTAATACTTTTTCTTTTGGTAATGGAAGTGCTGACACTCCTTTCTCTTTGTCTATATGGTATAATAGCCCAGATGTAACAAGTAGTGGTGTAATTACTAAAACTGGTACTGTAAGCGCAGAAAGAGAGTATTATTTGTATATCGGTGGTAATGATAAACTGTACTTCACTTTGTGGGATGAGAGTACTGGGGGATATGTTTATTCTTACACAAATGCTACGCTAACTTCTACTCAGGGATCATGGACACATATTGCTGCTACTTATGATGGTAGCGGAGCAAATACAGGTCAGACAATTTACATTAACGGTGTAAATCAAACTCTAACAAGAGCATCAGGAACAATAGGAAGTGGAGCGTATGTTGCTATGGAGAATACAGCTTACCCTTTAAAGGTAGGGATGTTACTCGATAGCTATAATTTTACAGGGAATTTAGATGAAGCTAGTATGTGGAATAAAGAGCTTTCTAGTGGTACTATTACAGCAATATATAATAGTGGTGAACCAACAAACTTATCAGGAGAATCTGGATTAATAGGCTGGTGGAGAATGGGAGATCCAAATGGAACTGCTGCTTATCCTACAATTATAGATCAGAGTACTAACAGCAACAATGCTACAATGACTAACATGGCTTCTGGAGATATAGTAGCGAATGTACCTTAAAACACTAAAAATGAAATATGTAATTTATAATATGGAAAATGTAGACACAATAGACTTTACGCAAGTGCTAGAGGATAGTGTTGATACATTAAGGCTTTCAGTTAATGGAACTAAAACAGTTCTAAAATTTGAAGGGGAAACTCCTGATTTTTTAGTAGGTTTGCAACAACATACTCATTCTGAAATCTTACCAATAATGAAAAGTGATGAATGGTCTAAAGAATTAGAAATATGAAAGACAATATAATTAACATTGAATTATCAACTAGCACATCTCCAACGGTTCAAGAAGTAAGGGGTAGAGATTGGATAGAATACGGAACAGATGACTGGAAAAATTTATACCCTCAGTTCCTTATAGACTTGTATTATTCTAGTAGTATCTCTGCTGCAATTATCAACGCCACTAGCGAAATGATCGCAGGGGAAGCTCTTATAATAGAGAATGAGGATGAAAGAGATCTAGAAGCTAGAGTAAAGCTAGAGAATTTTATCAATAGAGTTAATGGGAATGAAAGCTTACATGAAGTAATAAAAAAGGTAGCTTTTGATTTTAAATTACAGGGAGCTTTTGCTCTTAATATAGTTTGGAGTAAAGACAGGACTCAAATTGCTGAAATCTATCATGTGGATGTTTCTAAGATAAGATGTGCTAGACCTGATGAATTTGGAAAGACAAGGGGTTACTACATAAGTGCTGACTGGACAAATACTAGACAGAATAAGCCTTATTACGTTCCTGCTTTTAATGCTAATGATAGAACATCTGCAAATCAGATAATGTACTCAGGTCTTTATAGTCCTAACATGAACTCTTATTATACACCTGACTACGTTAGTTGTAATAACTGGGCGTTAATAGATTCTAGAGTGTCTGAATACCATCTTAATAATATATCTAACGGATTCTCTGGCTCTTTTATGATCTCCTTTGCAAACGGTGTACCAACTAGAGAGGAGAGAATGCAAATAGAACAAAGCTTGACTGATAAGTTTACAGGTGCGAGTAATGCAGGAAAATTTGTATTAACATTTTCAGATGATAAAACAAGAACTCCAGAAATAACACCAATAAGCACAAGTGAATTATCAAAAGAATACTTAGCCCTACAAGAGCTTTTAACTCAAAATATACTGTCAGGGCATAGAGTTACATCTCCTATGCTTATGGGAATCAAGAATGATACAGGGCTTGGCAGTAATGTAGATGAACTTAACTCGGCTAGTAACTTTTACTTAAATACCGTTGTTAAGCCATTCCAAGACCAGATAGTAAAACAACTGAGAAAGATATTCCAAGTTAACAGTATGGATATGCCTGTTAACTTTGTACAGCTTAAACCTATCACTTTAGACTTTACATCACAAGACTTGAAGGCAGTAATGACAGAGGCAGAGATCAGAGAGGAGCTTGGGCTTGAGCCATTAGATGTAGAAGTGAGAGAGGACTTTAGCAAAGTAGGAATGATAGATGGACAGCCTGTATTCAGCACAATAGCTGAAGCAGAAGCACAAGCAAAAATTAAAGGATGCGAAGGTTATCATGAGCATGAATTAGAAGGCAAGAAAGTCTACATGGCTTGTGATGGACACGAGGAAGCTACTGAATTATCTAAATTCATAGCAGAATTTGGAGAGGATATTCCAGAAGGGTGGGAGATTTTAGGGGAACAAGATGCTGAGGATGAAGCAGAGGATTTTGACTTTCAAAAAGAATTAAATAGTGATTACTATGAATTTGCCAGTACAGGTTCAGCCTACCCTAATAGAAAATCAGGTCAAGACCAAAGAAGTAAACAAGAAAAGTATCAAGATGATATTTACAGGGTAAGGTATAGATATGTGGGTAGTAAGGTAGGCGAAAGAGATTTTTGCAAAAAGATGACTAATGCAGATAAGATATACCGTAAAGAGGATATTATTGCTATGGGTAGCAAAAAAGTGAACCCAGGCTGGGGGGAATATGGTGCAAACACTTACTCAATATGGAAGTGGAAAGGTGGCGCACTCTGTAAGCATCGGTGGTACAGAGTTATTCTAGTACAAGAAGGGAATAGACCTAAAAATTCGGACAAAATAATCACATCAACAGAAGCAAAAAGCAGGGGGGTTAAATTGCCAAGAAATGCTAAAGAAGTGTCAGTAGCACCACACGATATGCCTGATCACGGTTTTGTAAACCCTGAGTTAATTGCTAAATATAAAAATGTATAAAAATGGCATACGTATTATTTATATCAGAACAGAAACTAAAAGACAGCACAGCAATCAACCTAAATGTGGATGTTGATTTATTGTTACCATTTGTCAGAGAAGCACAGAAGCTGTATGTTGAAACAGTATTAGGAACAGATCTGACTCAAAAGATCAAAGACTTAATTACAGCAGGAACGATTGGAAATGTAGGGAATGAAGCCTATAAGACTTTAGTTGATGAATATGTTGGCGACATGTTGCCAGGATATTCTCTATACCACGCTTTGCCATACCTTAGATTTAAGGTGGAGAATGGCAATATATATTCTAAGTCAAGTGAAACTGGAACAGCCCTTAGTACAGAGGAAGCTCAACATTTTAGAGAGGAAGTGCTTAACACAGCTTCTTATTACAGAGAAAGGCTAATAGACTACATAAGAAATAACATATCAAGTTTCCCAGAATACTCTACCAACTCTGGTGCAGATGTTAGCCCAACTACTGAAAATTATTATGCAGGAATGAATCTAGAAAGACCAGAACAGGGAACTGAATTAACATTACGTGACTTTTTAAGTGCAGGAGATTAATGAAAAAACATTACAAAACTAAAACAACAAATATAATTAAGCTGAAGTCTTACTTAGAAGCTAAGCCTAAATCAAATAAAAATGACAGATCTAAAAGACACAATACAAGTAGGAATAGCTAACGGATCGGCTATTGGTTTTAGTATTACGGATTGCAACGAATACCTAACCCTAGTTTCACTTATACTCGCTATAAGTTTTACTGTTTATAAATTTGTTAAATTTAATAAAGATGCCTAAGAAACGTAAGCTGAACAGCACAAATCCTAAGTATAACAAAAATCTAAAGGATGAACCTAAAATGCGTAAAGAATTTGTTAAAGAAGTTAAGGGCTGTAAAATCTACAAATCATACTTCATCTAGTTTGAGCCAAGCAAATATTCTTATTATTAGAAAGACATTTACTGATGAATCTACCATTGGGGAATTGTTTTTAAATGGAGAAAAGATGTGTGATACTTTAGAGCTGCCTTATAAAGATAATCAAAGGAGTATATCTTGCATACCAGCAGGAGAATATTCAGCAAGATTAAGATACCCAAGAGAAAGTGGAAGTAGAGATTACTTGCACATATTAGTAAAAGACGTACCAAATAGAGACTATATCCTTTTTCATAGGGGTAATACCGCTAAAGATTCAAGGGGGTGCATCCTAGTAGGATTAAAAAGCCAACAAGACATTGTTCATAATTCAACTTTAGCATTGGATTTATTACTTAAAGAAGTCATAAATTTGGGAGTCACAGAAATGAATTTAATAATCAAAAATAAATAATATGAAATTTTTAGAGAAGTACCTTATCGGTCAGATGTTTAAATCAAATAAATTCTGGTACGCAGTTAGTT